TTACAAACGAGCGTTGAGTTCCTTGCTCAGCTCTTCAAATCCTGGCTTACCAAGAAGGGCAAACATGTTGCGTTTGTATGCTTCAACACCTGGTTGGTCAAATGGATTGATGGCATTCAAGTAACCTGAAAGGGCAATGGCCAATTCAAAGAAGTAGATGGTGTAGCCAAGAGTGAAAGCATCTTGCTCTGGAAGAGTCACGTACATATTTGGTACGTCACCATCTGTGTGGGCAAGAAGAACACCGTCAGTTGCTTTTTTGTTTACAAAGTCAACATCTTTTCCTTGAAGGTAACCAAGTCCGTCAAGGTCTTCTTCCAAGCTAGGGATAATCACGTTCTTGCGTGGTTTGTCAACACGGACAACTGTTTCAAACATGATACGAGTTCCTTCTTGGATAAATTGACCCAATGAGTGCAAGTCAGTTGAGAAGTTAGCTGAAGTTGGGTAGATCCCTTTTTGGTCTTTCCCTTCTGACTCACCAGCCAATTGTTTCCACCATTCTGAAAAGTACTGAAGTGATGGCTCGTAGTTTACCAAAATTTCAGTTGCATAGCCTTTGCGGTAAAGGATGTTACGAACGGCTGCATATTGGTAAGCTTCATTTTCAGAAAGTTTGTCTGAAGTGTAGTCTTTACGAGCTGCATTAGCACCTTCCATAAGAGCTTTGATATCTGCTCCTGATGCAGCGATTGGAAGTAAGCCAACTGCTGTCAAGACTGAGAAACGTCCACCGATGTCATCTGGAACCACAAATGTTTCCCAACCATTGGCATCTGCTTCAACCTTAACAGCACCTTTTTGGCGGTCAGTTGTTGCGTAGATCCGTTTGTTGGCTTCTTCTTGACCATATTTCTTAACCAAGAGTTCTTTGAATACGCGGAAAGCAATAGCTGGTTCAGTTGTTGTACCTGATTTAGAAATCACGTTTACTGAAAAGTCTTTGTCAGCTACGTACTCTACTAAGTCAGCAAGGTAAGTAGATGAGATTGAGTTTCCAGCGTAAAGGATTTGTGGGGCTTTGCGTTCTTCTTTTGTTTGCAAGTTTGCAAAATGGTGGTTCAAGAAGTCGATGGCTGCTTTAGCACCAAGATAAGATCCACCGATACCGATCACAACCAAGACATCGCTGTCTGATTTGATTTGCTCAGCAGCTTTCAAAATACGGTCGAATTCTTCACGGTCGTAGTTTTCAGGAAGGTCCAACCATCCCAAAAAGTCGCTTCCAGCACCAGTTCCTTTGCGGATCAATTCATCTGCTGCTGTTACTTGTGATTGCATGTATTCCACTTCATGTGGGGCAACAAATTTTTCCAAAACTTTTGAATAGTCAAATTTAATATGTGACATGATATTCCTCCATTTTCTTTTCTTTAATATGATAACGCTTTAAGACTTTTTTAGCAAGCAAAACCTCACTTTAAAACGCTTCCAATTTATTTTTTTGCAAGTTGGCAAAAGCTAATAGGCACTTCAAAGCAATCGTTTGCGTAATTTACTGAATTTGTCCTGCACCGCTTAGGAGTCCTCTTCATAGAAAAAGCCTAAGATTCTATCCCAGACCAGAACATTTCTTATATATTTCCTCAATGGAAAATTCTCAAATGAGGCTTTCTAAAATCGGAACATAGTTCTCGCTTCGCTCGAACTGCATCAATGTACCTGAGTTCATCTGCGTCCTTTGGACTTGATTCACTGCATTTCGGAACGTAGTTCTCGCGTTGCTCGAACTGCATCAATGTACCTAAGTTCATCTACGTCCTTTAGACTTGATTCACTAAGGTACATAGAAAAAGAGCACACAACATCTAACCACGAACACAAAATTAGACAAATGATTACTAAAGTCTACTAAATCAATGTTTTAAAACATATATAAAAACAAATTTCCCCCAAATAAAACAGATTTTTACATATTTTTTGCCCCTTTTTTGCCCCTCTTCTCCTGCTCATACATTAAAATTGAATGGTGGATAATATCCCGTCGCTTCCACTCTTTTATCATGTAATCAAGCACGGGCTGATCTTCAATTTTAAAGGCCATGAGTAAAAGCAACTTAACCGTATATTCATTATTTAAAACCGACGCTTTATAAGTCACATCAACCCAATGCTCAAAACCTAACTCAGTGTGATCAACGTTTTTAAGTTCAATGTTTAAAATTTTCATTTTAATTACCTCCAGCTTATTTATTCGTAATTGTTGGTAAAAAAATGAAAAAATATTTTTCTGTTATAACAGACATTTTCGAAAATGTCCGATAGAACGGAAACAGGCTGACAGTGATGTCGGTCTGTTTTTAACTTTATTCAAAGTCTAATAAATTGCTTTCCACAACCGCTTCAAGAGCTAAAGATGTTCTTCCTTTATCTTCAAAATCAATAACAATCGTATCGTCTTTGATTTCTACCACTTTACCAGTCCCAAATGATGGATGTTTAACCATTGACCCTACAACGCCCTTATGAGCTTCAATCCATTCTTTGACTTTCTCATTTTCTTCTTGCTCTTGAAGAAGACCAGACTGTTTCATCAATTCAACTACCTCAAAATATCCATCTACAAATGTCCGTTTGAAATCTGGACCCATAGATAATTCTGAACGTTTTACAGGCTCGCCCAAAGATAGCATTAGTTGAATAGCTTTCAAAATAATATCATCAGAGACGTTACGACTGTCAAGTTGTCCGCCGACTGCGTCGCCATAAACTCCGTAAAAGCGGCCGTCTTCACTATCATGTCCATAGATGTCCATAATATTGCTAGTTTCTCTGTTGCAATAAACTGCTCCGTCTTCATTTACAATTGCATACGCTACATCATTGTTTTTAACATCTTCAAGTAGTTGTTTTGCGATTTCCATTTCTAATTCCTCCGCATAATTTGTTAATTTGATGGCATTTTCTAAACTCATTTTTTCGATTGGTGTTTTACCTGTAACCCATCTGCTGATTGTAGTGCTACCTATTCCAGTAGCTTTAGAAATCTTGTAGGCCGTCAATTTTTTTAATATTTTTTGAATCTTGTTAAAATCTGCTTTACTCATTTTTTATTATCTCCTGAATACCAAGCTATTGCTACTGCTAAAATTGCTACAAATAATATAATTTTCATCTTGATTTTTCTCTCGCTTTCGTATACAATGAAAGGCAAGGAGAGCTTTCGCTCTCTTACCTTCAAGCGATTATCTCTTCCGTTGTCTGCAAAACTTAGGAGCGATTTTCGCTTTTTTATTTTGCTCTTTTAGTACCTTGTACCAAGAGCGACTCTCTTTTGAGATTGCTACAGCAATCCCAATTGCGACCGTGACCCTTGCTAGCCACTCGTCTATGTTGTCCATTTGTATCACCTCCTTACATTATTTATTATACTACATTTCAATGCACTAGTCAACGCTTTTTATCAAATTTTTTTATATTTTTTTAAAAATTTTTTCCGAACAACAAAAAAAGCCGCTAGCACTGCTAGCGGAGAAATTTAAGCAAAACAAAAATTATCTTTTAAAATCGTTTTATCAACCTGACCAGTTATTATTTTATCCACTTCTTGGTCTAGCACTTTAAAGTCTTCATGACTCTTAATAGATGCAATCGTTGCACAGGTTAAAAAGTACCAGCGCAAAACATTCAATAAATCTTCATTATTTCCAGCTATAACCCAATCTAATTCCTTATCAAGCTGATTGTGCAACTCTCCTTCCACTTTTTTAGATTTTTTCACCATTTTTAAAACATCATCTTGATTATCCGCAAAAGATAGAACTACTCTTGCAAGAGCGGGGTAGGTTGATTGATGCTTCCGAATAATTTCTTTGATAACATTTCTTTCTTTAAAATGCGTCTCTAGTAAATTCTGAAAAACAATAAGCTTGTGCTGCTTTGTATCATTAATATAGAAAAATAAAGCAAGTAGTGTGGTCATCAATAAAAATAAAAGTGTTCCCATTGTTACTCCTCCCTGCTATTGAAAATTATATTTTCTAATTCAGATATTCTCTGATTTCTATTTTGGATAATTTCTTCTTGGCTATTAATTATCCGTGTTTGCTGCTTATAAGATAATTCGTAATCATTGCGCCTATTTTCTTGTAATTTAGAAAATAAATAGACTACAAGTACAGAGACCACTGCGCAAACACCGAGGGGCACAGGAAAAGAAAAAAATTGTTGAAATAATTTTAAAATTTCCGTCAAAGTCTCTACTCCCTCTAAAACAACATTTAGTATCTCTAATACTATTATACCATATATGTCAAGTACTATATGTTGTATAGCTAAGTTGCTGTACAACACAAAAAAAGCCCTACCAGCCTTAGCTAGTAGGATTGTTGTATTAAAAAAACAAATAGGCCTTTCTTTTATATTTTTTCGGATTTTCCGATCCGTTTATTATTTAAATGTACCCCAGGCATCGCCAAAGCGTTTGCCGTTTTGAGTAGGACCTGTTGCAACATAATTGCGATTGCCACTATCTCCGATGTAAGACACCCATACAAAGCCATTAGCATCCACGATCACTGTGTCGTACTTAAAGCTTTGACCTTTTGTATATTGATCCACTACCTCTCCTGAGGTGTCAGGAGCACGGCGGACATTGATAGCATCTACGGTCACAGTCATTGTGCCGTTTTCGGCATATTGATTTGTGTCAGATACGCTAGCAGCTTCGTCAGCAATTTCGCCTCCTGTTTGTGCTGGTGTGATGTAATGAGCTACAGTTTGTTGATAGTCAGATGCGCTGTAATAGTTGCGCACAGGGTAGCGAGCGCCAGCGTAATTTTGCTCGATTACGACCAATTGGTTTCCGTTGACAGCTTCTACAACTACTACGTGGCCGTATGGGTTCCACTCTGTCGCCTCGATGGTCAAAATTTGACCACTCTGTAAAACTCCATTGCTAGTAACTGTCCAGCCGTTTGCTTCCCAATCGTAGCTTGTTCCGATGTTAGCTGCGCAGATAGTGTCTCCGATTGCTCCGCTCACATAGCCAACACCAGCTCCTAGTCCAACTGTGCTGTCTGGATTGATGAGGGTCTCGTAGTAGCTAGCGAGTGCATAGCACTCACCATTTCCGACAGGTGTCCCAGAGTCCACCAAAGCGGCCAAATCTTGTAATGCTTCATTTACTGTTGTCATAATTATTTTTCCTTCCAGTTTGTTTCCATTTGTTTTACTGCTGACTCAATGTACAAGTCAAGGTCTTTCTCAGGCATATAAATATTATATTTTTCAAGCTCGTTTAGGACCGCTCCTTTAGCTTGTGCGAGCTTTTCTTCGCCTTTATAGCCTGTTTCTTTGGCCACCTGTTCAACTGCATTTACGGCATTCTTGGCCAAGATTTCTACAATTTTAATTGACTTTTCGCCTCCTTTTGCAATCAAGAAGTCTTTGACCGCTTTTACTGCGATTCCTGATAAGATTGCTAGCACGCTTGCTACTGATGTTAAAACAATATTTTGAATTTCCTGCATTTTATTTCTCCTCTTTTATTGGCAAGTCCGAAAATCTCTCGAACAACAACTTGATAGCCCCATTGCCACCAAGTTCCACGTAACTTTCGTAAAGGCGAGTCAGTTCTTCCAGCTCATGTTGACTAGTCTGACCTCGCCTCAACGCTTTTTTTAAATTTTCCTGCAATCGAAAACGTTGGAGTCGTTGGAGTCCTTTTTGAATCAAGCTTAAGTCTTGATTATTTTTATTTCCAATCTCCTTAATGCTTACGATTGATTCCTTTAACTCAGCTACATCCTCCGATAAAGCCTCAATCCTCTTGTCGGTCTCTTTACTATTTCTGCTACCTCGATAACTAAAATAGCTTGGAATAATGACCACAAGGACTGGCGTCAGTTTATCTACAAAGGTTAATAGATCCACATTGCACCACCTCATTCATCAATTAGATCTTCACGGCCACGAACAGTTAGTTCTTCCCGAACTAAAGCTTTATATTTTTTTAAAACTCGTGAAAACGAAATATCGCCCGCAATAATCCGCTCCGTATAAATGTGCGCAAAAGCTTCTTTTGTATTTCTACTCATGCTGATTCCCTCCGTCCATTTTGCTAATATGTTCTTCGCTGTGTTCAGTAGTTTCATGCTGCTCCTCCGTTTCTACTGTCTTATCTTCCTTATTAAAACCTGCGTGTTCTTCCAATATTTCAACACGCTCGGCTATTTCTTCGATTTGCTCTGCGTTTGCTAACATAGCTAACTGCAAATCTGCAGAAAGCTTATTTGATTTTTCAACTGCTTCATTAGATTTCTTGAGTGCTTCAATCATCTCTTTTTGTTGGTTTTGAAGCTTAACAATCGTACTAGTCGGATCTAGCTCCGCTCGTAAGTTATCCAATACCGCTTCGATGAGCGTCTGTTCATCTTCTCCTGTCCTATCACCAGTTAATTCTTCCTCAAAATAGCGATAGGGACTCTCTTGTTTGATACCAACCTTAGTTTTGTTTGGCGATACTAAAGTTTTAAATGCTACTGTATAGCTCATGATTCTTCTCCTTTTTTGTTTAATTTGTCAGAAGCTTCATTAAAGAGGTCTAAAAGACCAGGTTCTGAGGTCAGAACACTATCAATAAACTCCAGCTGTTCTTTTACCTTTCGGTACTTCTCTACCTCATTTTCGAAATATGCCTGCCATTGAGCAGAGGCGATCTCAGCACTAACTAATTTAACAGCTAACTTATCTGTTACCTGTTGTTCAATTGTTGATTCCATATTATCCTCCGTATTTACTTAAAATTGATTGAATGTGACGCTTAGAATGGTCTGAAAAAGTCCAACCTGCCGCCTTGATTTGAGAAAAGCAAGTTAGCAAATCCCATAAATAAGCTCCGACACTTCTGCCTCCTGACAAATAAAAGTCATTTGCATAAACTCCTGCAAAGAATTTATCTCCACGTCCCAGATAGTGCCTGATACCTTTTTCGTTCATTGGCAAGAGGTAGGTTTTCCCATCTTTTGTGTTGTTATGAAAAAGCCAGGGGCTACGTTTTGAGCCATTGGCATAGATTGCTATACGATCCGATACGATTTCATAGAAAGATTCAGTAACTTTGTTTGCTTTTCCAGACCATAAGCGAGTACCTGCAAAACTGTCGTTTTCGGTATTTTCTGTTTTATCGTGATTGGTTCCGGCTGTGATCAAAGCAGCTTTGTTATCCCGAACATATTCACCGATAAAACCAGCTTGCGCCATTTTGATAAATTGAGATGAGCTTGTATCGTCAATTCTTCTAAAGGCGGCTTCGTTGGAATATACATTATATTGACCAGTCTCAAAATCAATCATCATCGCATTATTAGTTGCAGTCATTCGACCTCCCTTAATATGATTAGCTGTAATATCGATGGACTGTATTTGTGTAATAAAGGCGTTTTTACTAGTTAACTCTCGGATAAATGCATTATCTGTTGTTAATTTTTTAATCATAGCAGAATCAACTGCTAATTTATCGCCTGTAACAGAGTCTGCAGCTAATACCTTTGCTGTGACTGATCCAGCTGCCATATGTCCAGTAGTAACAGAGTTTGCCGCTAAATCCTTACCAGTGATTGAGCCGTCTACAATCATATCACCTGTTACCTTAAACAGCTTTGCAATCGCATTGATGCTATCTGGTTGCTGTACAAAGAGACTAGATATAGTCTTGCCATCTATTTGTTTTCCAACGCCAAAACTAATATAGTTCGGTGTGATTTGCACATCAGCCTTTTTAACTGAGCCATTAACAGCTTCTGTGATTTTGGTAAATTCCCCTTCGAGAGTGCGTTTGTACTCAGCGAGTTTTCCATCCATAAATGTTATTGGACTTTCTTCCCAAGGTGTCATATACCTTCCGAGTTCGATTTTAGGCTTAACTACAATAGTATTTTCTTTGTCTGTATCATTGATTAGAACAGCTCCAATACTTTTGATGGTCTTTCCAGTCGGTACTGTCCAGGTTCGTGCCACCCGTCGTCGAGGAGAGTCTACAGTCTCCCAAACTTCTGGATACCACATTGAATCATCAGTAAATGTCACAGTAGTCGCAAATCCGTATCGCTTACGATTGTTAGCAGGGTTTGGGCCAATATTTGAACCTTCAACTTCAACGGACATAGTAAAAGTTCGTTCTTGATTCAGGTCTTTGATTAAATCACTAGATAGACTAAGTTGATTTGCGATAGTAGTATTTCCGCTATCTAAAACATAGTTTCGATTTGGCGCATCTTCAGGCGCATCTTCGTGTGTTCCTACTACATTACCTTCAAAGAGAGCTGGAGCGCAGATTTCTACCCAAGCCCCATCAATCCCGCCCATTTGCACTCCATGGCGCCCGATAATGATGTTTTTAGGCTTATCTGTTGGATCCTGCCCCCATTTCACCCAATAAGGCTTCCATTCTTTTGTGATTTTTAATAATGCTACACCGTCAGCATTATTACTAGCAATATAGCCTGTACTCGTTTCAACCGTGGTACCAGTGTTTGGGCTATACATATGGCAACGTATTGGATAATCATTATGGCTAGCTCTAGCATAAAACACAGCTACATACTCTTTGCTAGTAGCAGATACAGTCATTACATCCGAGTAAGTATCGCGGTAACCTGTAGGACCTGCTACAGACCTTGTAATCTTATAGCCATTAAACGCATCAAATGGATTGTATTTGCTCAATAGACGTGTTCCTTGCAGTAGGTTCCGACGACCTATCCTAAAGTTATCAAAACGTTCATTGATGCCAACAATCTGATCTCGAATATTATCTTTAAACCCTTTTAATTCTCCGTCAAAATTATCCTTTAACTGCTTTGTCAACACATCTCTAGACTGATTGATTCGTTGTTCAATATTAATAGATACTTCTGCCTTAAAACGTTCTGCTTCTGCTTTTGATTGCTCGATCCCATCAGTTAGTTCTTGTCGTATCTCTTCTTCTTTACGATCAAATTCTGTATTTGCATTTCGAATCTGTTTTGCTAATTTTTCTTCAAATTCTTTATCTAGACGAGTACTCTCTTTATTGACTGTATCATTAATTAAAGCATCAAGTGTACTCCCTAAAGTTTGTTTTCCAGCACCAAATCCGATTGATTTTAACACTTTAGCCATAGGGCTAAAACGATACATAGTTATTTTTTTTCGTAAATCTATTTCGTATTGTTCGTGAAACACGCTTACAATGTCAAATATCTTAACAGGGACATCTGTTAATCCAACAACTTTCAATTCTAATTCGTCTTCGACGATGTCACAAAGTGTTTCTTGGAAATATCGACGGCCATACTCTTTAAGACTAGTTAAATCTTTCACATCTTGATCGTTTACCTCAAGTGTAGCTTCGTAGATGTTTTTATATTTGTGAATCAACGGGCTATCAATGGTAGCAGAAATAATCTCTTCTTTCTTTCCTTCTTCAGATTCTAATTTTTTCCAAAAATGAATCCTGGTTCGAAGAGACTTGGTAGAAACGGTCTCCTCATAAGAGGATAAATTCTTCTTATACATAAAAAGTGATTCATTTTCTGAACCACCGTTTTTTAGTAATCGTATACTATATTTATCTCTAACAAGATCTCCGCCCCATTCCCCAACAATAGAATGCTTGTTCTTAATTAACACGTCCATCACTGACATATTATACGCATTAAATGTGTGCTTATCTAAAATATCAGAATAGAAAGTAAAGGGACACTCCCGAATAATAGAACTAGCTAAAGCTGACATAACAGTTGCACCAGGAACCCTGTCTACATTGATTTTAGAAACAACATAATAATTTAATAAATTTGCGATTTGATTTGCATATACTGTTATATATCCATGCTGTTTTTGAATTTCAAAAATGATGAATTCTTGTTCCCCATCTAAATCATCAGATAATAAATGGACCTCTTCTTTTAACAATTTCCATTTATCATCAATTGTTGGAAATTTAAAAGTCAGCTGATAAGTGCTATTTCCTTCCTGGAGAATTTCATCATCAAAACAAGTATTAAGAGGTATGTTCCCATCTTTTAAAAAAATCAAACTTTGTACCTCCAATTTCCTTTAATTTTAATTTTTGTTACGTCGCCTGTGGCAATCACTCCAGATATCCCAGTCGGAATCTCAAAGAATGGACCTCTTTTTCTAAGGGTATTTGCTAAATTTCCATCTGCACCATATACATTTTGCTTGCCATGTCTACAATCAATTGTTACAATGCCTTGAATAGTTAAATGCATTGTTTGTTTACCTATTGTTAATGCAATAGCTCCTTGCCCTTCTATTTCAATAATGGGTTCCGAATAGATAGTTCCTGGATTCGTCACGGATCCACTTTTAAGTAATACAATGTCATCTAAATCCTTTATATAGCGAAAAGGGTACATTTTAACTTTAACTTCCAACGACCAGGCGTGACGGCCATTTGATGTATAAGAAGCCTCAATAAAATCTGCGTAAAAATATGAATCTGGTTGGTAGCCGAATACCAAAATATTTTCCTCATCGCGGAATTTATCTACTAAAGTCTCAATGTCAGATAATTTTGCTAAGTAAAAACTAAAAGTCCTCTCGTAACTTTTATAAGCTCCGTCCAGTACATCGTAAGATCCATTTGCTCCGTAAATTATCGTACTTTCAGCAATTTTTGGGCTAGCTGTCTGAACTCTACCAAAATCTGTCACATAGCAGAAAGGAATCGTTGCACTATCAAAATTATTAATAATCATGTTATACATCTAAATTCCCTCCCTTGCTATAATTTTTCCTTGTCGATGATAAACATTTTGAGCGATGGTTTCCCCGTCTAGCAATATTTCTGATGGTTTTTCGAGAATGGCTGTAAGAAGTTTTTCTAAACTTGACCTTAAAACAGCAATCTCAGATACTACTTCTGATATATTGGCATCTGTATTTACAACAGTTGTTTGATTTGTGATATGCGTTGTTGCCTGCTCCATTTCACGGAGAAATCTTGCATCACTCGGAATACCAACTCCGTTTGCGTACTTAGGAATTCCCATATTACGCATTAACCGTTGTGTTTTATATGCAGGAAATACTTTTGTTCCTCGTGGTAAATCCATTAATACATTTCGTCCCTCTGGGATAAATGTTTCGCCACTAGGGAATCGAATCAGCTCCTTATATGTTCCACCTTTTTGGTCATTAACAACTGCAGGACCACCAGTGTGATAATTTGTACCACTTTCTAATCCAACCCATTTCCTAACAGTCTCAATTACTGTGGTGACTGTACGCGGAATGCTGTTAAACCAGCTAATAACTCCGCTCGCAACGCCTGAAGCATTATCTTGTGCATTAATTTGTTTAGTGGGTACACCTAATCCATTAAAACTATTGATACTTCCAATTGCTTTATTGCTTTCACTTATAGTCGAGCTAGCATTCCCATTAAATTGTTTCGTAGGTGCAGGGAATCCATTAAAAGTTCCAACTGCATTAATGGCCGTGTTTGATGCCGCTTGTGTAGAAGATGCATCCGATTGAAGCGGTTTTATTGGGACAGAAGTATTGTTAAAATTATTCAATGCATCAACTGCTGATTGTCCTCCTGAAACAGCGGATGAGGAATCTGCAGATAGATTTTTTGTTGGTGTGGCCAAAGCATTGAAACCTGTAATTTTTTCGATTGCTGTATTTCCAGCACTAATAACAGATTGCGCATCGGCATCCAGTTTTTTTGAAGCCACAGAGGTATTGTTATAATCATTCAATTTTGCAATGCCAACCCCAATAGAATTCAAAGTAGGAGTTGAATCTACAATTAGCTTCTTATCCAAAGCCTTCTGCTCATTCCAAAGGGTTACTTGGTCAAATCCTAATTTTGTATTTTTAATAGCAGTTTCTGCATTTACCTTTAAATCTTTTGGAAAAGGATTTGTTGCATCCCATTTTTTTAATGTTTCAGTAGACCTAGCGACAGCTGTACGAACATTTTCATCTTTTGCAATTAGCTCTTTTTGCCTTGGAGATAAAGCATTGTAATTTTCGAGAGCTTCCTTTGCAACTTTGGCTTTGTTCATAACATCATTATTGTTAAGCAAAAGATTTTTTACTTCAGTTGGTAAGCTATTCCAAATTTTCAGGTGTTCCTCACTATCAAAAATAGCTAACAATCCTTTTTTCCCGTTAACAACTATTGTCTTTTCCTCGATTGTCATAGAAGACCATTTACCTGATTCTACCAAAGCTTCAGCGATAATTGCTCTTGCATTTGTTGTCAAGTTTGCATGTTTTGCAATAAATTTAAATTGTTCCCATCCTTCTGCAGATTTCGTTGCTTCGCCAATGACCTCTTTGACATTAGATTTCACTTCAAACTGATTGTTTTTATTAATATTTCCAACAAGTAAAGACCAAGCATCATTTGCTTCTTTGGTTTCTTTGGACATATTTCGGCTATAATCAGCCAATAGACTATGAGATTGTCCTACATTTTTTCCTGCCTCTGATGCTTTTTTAGCAATTTCATCATATGATATCCCATATTCCTTTAAGGTTTTTTTGGCTTCTTCCCAATAATTCCAGCTTTGCCCTGTACGAGTTTTTAGTTTACTATCCAAAGCCATCATTACATCATAATATTTAGTCCCTAAGGCCTCCATAGTACGATTGTGCTGATCATCTAATGCTACCATCTTACGATTGTATTCTTGCTTTGTTAAAGCTTTTTCGTCAAGTAGAGTCTTTAATTCTTTTTTGGAATTTTTATAGGCTTTATCTTCCTCAGCCATCATTTTTTTTAGGCTTTCTTTACTATCTTTTAACTGAGTTTCATTTAGCTCCCTAACTTCGCCGTTAAAAGCTTGCAAAATAGCCTTTTCTTGCTTTTTAGATAAATCCATAAGTTCAAGTTTAGCTTTTATCATCTCTCTTTGATTATTTAAGATGATTTCTTTTTCTTCTTTCGAAAAATTCCTAGCTTCCCCGTTGTGCCGTTGATAAATCTCATTTATTTGATTCATCATAGTTTCTGCATTCTGCACAATTTTATTATTATGGTCTTTAGCACGTTGGACTTGTTCTGAGCTAAGTCCCCACTTAGTAGCTAAACCTTCTACTTTCTGATTCGCTTTTTGTGCTGTGTCCGAAATATCATCATACAATTTTTTAAAAGCTACACTTACTTTTTCCGCATCTCCTGCTTCGGTAGCAAATTCTTTGACAGCTTCTTTAGTTTTATCTACTGTAACTTTAAATTTTTCCAATTGATTGCGAGTTGAACCATCTAAATCTGTACCAAACTTTTCGAATTTTTGTCGCGCCTCATCTTGTGCTAAACCTAGTGCTACCATTCCGCCTGCTAAAAGAGTGGTTCCACCAACGAGCAAACCAATAGGGTTTGTTAGACCAGTAACGATGGATGTTAATTTCCCAAAAGTCCCTACAGTGTTTGTTACTGCTGTCCCGGTTTCAACTGTTGCTGTTCCTGCACTCGAAATGGCAGTCGTTGTTTTTTCTATAGGGCCAGCAAGACCAGCCAACTGCCATAGACTTTTCAGACTACCAGAGATTTTCCCAGTTATATTAATAAATTTACCGAGGGCAGAAGTCCCAACTCCTAATATTTTTACTAGCGGTGAAAATGCCGCTACACCCAAACCAATGTTTACAATCATTCGTTGAGTAGCTGGATCCATTGAAGTAAAACTCTTTGCCAAATCTTCAATCATTTTGATAATTGGTTCTCCAGCGTCAAGCATACTAGAAAGAGCATCAATGACAGGACCACCAATCTCAATAGCAATATCCGTTAATTTATTCTTGAAAATTTTTAATTTACTTTCAGTTGTTGCATAACGTTTATTTGCTTCATCTGTCAAAGCTGTATTATTTTTCCAGGCCTCATTTGAACGTTTGACAGCCGCACCCATTTTATCGGAAGCTAAAGCAAGGGATTTTAACATATTGCTTTGTCGAACGCCTTTCATATCTAAGTCATCTAAAATGCCATTCATGTTTTTTCCTTCATTATGAGCATTTTGAAGTCCTTTGATGAAAGATTGAAGTGCTTCAACTGGTTTTTCTTTCCACGCCTGTTGAAATTCCTCTGCAGTCATTCCTGCCGTTTCAGCAATGAGATTGAGTTTGTCTTCCGCATCTTTACCAGTCAAAGAAACAGCATTCCCAATTGCCGTCAATGTTTGAGTCATGGCAGTTCCACCCGCCTCAGCTTCAATCCCAACTGAACTCATAGCAGTTGCAAGGCCTAAGATATCTGGAGCTGTTAAACCTGCAAGTTTACCAGCAGCAGCTAAACGGTTGGTCATCTCAACAATATCTTTTTCAGTTGTCGCAAAATTGTTACCAAGGTCTACTACAGAAGCGCCAAAACGTGAGTAATCTTCCGAACTCAAGCCAAGAATATTGGCAATCTTTGCGATTGCTGTTGCTGCCTCATCTGCACTCAAGTTGGTAGACTCACCCATATCAATCATTGTTCTTGAGAATTTTAAAACATCTTCTGTTTTAATTCCTAATTGACCTGCTGCTTCTGCGACATGTGCAATTTCTGTTGCGCTAGCTGGGAGTTCTTTGGCCATTTGTCGTATACCATTTGATAACTTTGTATACGAAACTGTGGCTGTTTCATCTACTGTCTTTTTTACTCCTGCAAAAGCAGATTCAAATTCAATAGCCGCTTTTGCGGTTAATCCAATTCCAGCAGCCATTCCACCGCTAATAAAAGCTGTTTTAGCGGATAGCGTTTGGAGCTTACTCCCGAAACTATCTACATGATTTCCAGCTCTTTGCAGAAAACCTGTGAACCCTTCCTGACTAGATGCTCTACGAAAAGCGGAGGCTGTTTTGTCTAGTTGAGCTTCTAAAGCCACTAGTTTAGCATTTTCGTTCTGAATTTGTACCGCAGATTTTTCCCATTCAGCTGTTCCGGGAGTCGCATTTTTGAAAGACTTGTGTAACTCGTCTAAATATTTCTTTTGTGCTTCAATAGCATTTCCTAATGTTTTATACTTTGCTTGCAATGCAACAGTATTATCCCCATTTTGTCTTAAAGCAGCATCGACTCCTTTTAGCTCACCACGAAAATAATTTAAAGTCCTTTTGGCGCCATTCAGAGTAGGACTAAACTTAGAGGCGTCCAATCCTAGCTCTATATACATAGCTCCTAAGGGTGTTCCATTAGCCATTTATTCCTTCCTCCTAAATTGATCCAAAAACATCCGCTAAATTTAATGGCTCTTCTGCAAGTTGTGATTCACTATCAAGGATAGATATAAGATCATTCCAATCTGTATCCATGACATCCCTCACACTCATTCCTAAACCACTAGAAAGGATTTTTTTTATGAAACTGTAGTATCGTTTGATTGCATCGTCTGGCTTGATGGACTCTGCTTTGGGTCAATATCTCCCCCCATAATAACTACTAAAATATTTGAAATAGCTTCATTTAACTGTTTCATAGTCATGCCATCTAACATCTGCTCTACAGTTAGACCATCAAATAAAGAAGCAATAAAGTTTAGTTGTAAATCCAAACCTTCTGTTTCAGATGTATTTTCATCCAGTAGTTTTTTTTGTAATTCTAAATAATCACGATATTTACGGACTGGTAAAAAATCATTTTCGTAGATTTCAGTCTTTCCTGCTTCGTTCTTCGCTTTGATTACTAGTTTTGACATATAGTCTCCTTTCTAAAATAAAAGGCGGGATGTCCCGCCTATCTTCTTAGCCTGCTGCTACCATTTTTAATTTACCTTTAAGTTTTTTAATTTTTTGCTCATCAGAACCAAAATACATGGTCCCGTATTTATCTTTTGTTGCGACATCATCGCTTGCACTTGCTGTAAAATCCATATTAGTCGCAACCAACTCTTCGGATTTATCCTTGATAGTTTCTAGGTCAATTCCATCCATACTCAACTGGCCTTTGTAGAAACCATAAAATGCTTTACCAGTGCCCGCTAAATTAGACTCCAACAAAATAGCTACATTGGCTGAAACAGTATCTGCACCAAAATCCAAGATATCATCATCATCTTCAAAACCTAAGGCACTAATATATAAACCAACTGGAATATCAAGAATGCCAAGCTCTACTTTTACATCACCAACACCTCGATTGTTAACATGGTAAGCGATGTTACTCCCAAAAGATTTAGTCGGGTCCGATTTCAATCCTGAAATTTTAGCTGTTGACATTGCTCCTTGTCCTTCCTGACCTTCAATTACAAAAAGGTTTTCGCCTAGAGTAGGAGTTGGTTTTCCATCTAAAATACGAACGGTTAAGCGCTTTAAACCTACAGTAGCAGTTCCTTTTACTTTATCCATTTTAAATACCTCAATTTCTAATATTTTTCATATAGATTACTCACACCTTTATAGGTACGAGCATCTGCATAGCGTTTGATTTCTGGAATCCATTCATCAAGTCCCCCAGAAGTCTGGTGGAAACCTTGTGACTCCATAATCTTTTCGATTTTTTTTTGGAGTTTTTTACACTCCACACGATTTATTGATTCTACGTTGATTTGATATAAAAAAACTTTTGCCAGACTTTTGTCACTCCCATAAATTGTTTGTATTGGAGGACCAAGTGGGATGATAACAATACTTGTCTCATCATCTGCGAGAGTCTCTGGCCGTTCAAAGGACTTGATGCAAATATCAGTTAAACTTTCGTCTTTCTTTAAAGCTTCGTATAGTTCTCCTAGTTTATCTTTAACCATTTACAATTTCCCTCAATCTGCTTTCTATTTTTCCTTTAAACGGTTCCTTTTGGGATTCATAAAATTTACGAATGACTCCTAATCCTCGAGGATTTTTTTTCTTAGAATATCCAAATTCACTCAAATGTACTAAGCGCCAACGCGATCCTGCTCCGAAACCAAGTTTTACAGTTGGAACTCCTTCTACAGAAGAAACTCTACTATAAACCGTACTTTCAACAGTTTCACCTGTTCGTCTGTAAACAGACAGAGCTTGCTTAAATTCTGGTTCTATTTCCTTCGCACAATCACGTAACGCCTTGTTAGTTTTTCTTTTGATTGTTGAATCTCCTAATTTTATTTCCAAGTTTCGCATAACTTCGTCAAAGCCTCTTAAATTAGCTCCACTAGACATCACGACCACCTCCTATGATAACCAGTAAAAAATCCCGGTTATCATAATCAGGACGTACATCGATGATTTGCCATTTTTTACCTTCAAGACGAATATCACCCACCTCTACGAAATGACGATTTTCTGGCTGGTAATCAGACAAAGGATCGCGAATTTTAATAGTCATTTTAGCCTTCATTGCTTTACCTATTGCGATTTCAATATCTTTCATACTAGGAGAGTAGGCCTGCCCCATCGTATGGAAGACCTTTTCGTGACTGATATCACGACCGTCAAGTCCCTCAGCCACCTTTGAAGTATAGAAAGTGACGGGGGTTCTCAGGTCTCCATTTGTCGCTTCAGGCTTCTTGTAGCGATAGTGAGGGCGATTAGATTGGTAGCTCATCCTTAGCAACTACTTCATCCTTTTTGCCTTTTACTTTCGACTTCGCGCCATCTTCTTTTGGTTCGCTCCATTCGACATAGTCCGGTAAAGCTTCATTCAATTCATCAAAGCGCTCCTTTGCCGCTTCAAATTCAGTTCCCGCTTGACGAAACTCCCCAGCTTGCAAGTCATAAAATTCTTTTAAGACCTTAATCATTCTTTTCCTCCGATTTGTAATTTTCCAATGACAATGCCATCAAATCCCCTTGAAAGTTTCCGTAGAAAAATTCAACTTGATCATTGTAAGCATATCGTGCACGCTCTATCACCAGCTCTCTCACTCGTGGATCGCTAGTGTCCTTGCTTCCCACTAAGCCATGAATAGCCGCCTCAGAGCTTTCGAGCATTCGTGAGAGGTTTTTATCCTCTCCACTGTGAAAAATCCTCATCCGCTCCTTAAAAGCATTGAGGAGTGGATGAAGTTCTTTTTCCTCTTCCATAGGGCATCACCCCCCTATTTCTTGATTTTAAGTTCCCAGACAGCAGCAGTCTTCTCGTCATGAGCCTTGCCATATGCGAATTGCTTAGCAGTATAGAGGTTGAGGTCTTCCAGAGCATAAGTCTCTGTAAAGCGTCCAAACTCGATACCACCTGCTACAAAGGCATCATAACGCCCCTTGACAAAGGTCGTTACCTTGCCAGCTGTCTGAGCCACAGATTCAACGAGGATGAGGTTGTATGGCATAGCTGTCACATAGATACCTTGCGCATTGAGGGAAGTGTATTGTTTCTTGATATCCCAAGCATCCATCGGATTGACCACCATGACAACATTACCTTCTACTACTACAGGAGTGGTGTTGTCCGCCTTCGTAGAGTGGTATTTGTAAATCTCTGTAAGCTCCTTCACTACCGTTGCAGAGTCCGCAAAGGTCAGCTTAGTTGTCTGTGCAGCCTTTTCCTCATAGGTGGTCTTACCACCAGAAGCCGTACCAGTCAGCGTACGAGAGAGACCGATAGGCTTGTCGTCTCCATTACCATTGAGGTATCCTACTTCAAGGGCAGCCGAAAAGGCTTCTGTGATTTGCATAGATACATAAGACTGCAACCAAGCAGGGCCAAACTTCTCAGCATCTTTCGGAATGACTACGAAAGCTGTCAACTTGCTTTGGATAGCTTCTTCTTCGCTGAACTCTTGGCGAAGTTGCCCTTGGATTTCGCCATAGATTTTCCCCCAAACAGCCTGACCAGTACGACTAGACTTGAGAAACTTTAGACGAATTCCTGCATTGCGCAAACCGATATGTTGCAAGAGCGGTCGAGCCTGCACCATATCTTCAAAGATTTTGTCAATGGCTTCTTGTGGGAAAATCTTTTCAATTCCAGCAGGAGCCGTCTTTTCAATGTTGTTGAAAAACTCACGAGACTCAGCTGATAACTTAGCATCATAAGGATTCAGACCAGCGACTTCTTCACGAGCAGCCTTACGCGCCTCGTTCTTCAGATCGCTATACATCGTTTCCAACATCTCATTGTAGAGTTTGTTTTGCTCCTCCATTGGAGCATTTGTGGCAACCGCATCCATAAAAACTTGGCGTGCCCCTTCAAATTCATTTGATAATTTCATTCCCATTTTTAAATTTTCCTTTCTTAAAATGCAAAACGACCGAACCCTTTTGGGACAGCCTTGTCTGTGTTATTTTCTGGACTTTCTGGAAGATTGAATTTCTTCTGTAAAAATTCGCTATTTTCGAAAGCCTCTTTTTCAATTTGTCGAGCTTCTAGCTTATTAGCTACCAACTCTGCGATTTTATCGATATCAGGAGTCATTGCTGACCTCATTTTCTCGATAAAATCACTTGGGATCATAGGAGTTTCACTCGCAACCAAAGTCGGTGCGACTTCATTTGTAAACATAATCTTGTCTACAAATCCGTGATTCAAAGCTGATTCAGCATCAAACCAGGTAGTCTTGTTCATCAAACCAAGCAAATCATCCAAAGCTTTGCCAGTCTTATGAACATAAGCACTAGCAATAGATTTGTTAAACCCTTCTAGCACCCCAGCCTCATGAAGTAGAGCGTTATGGTCTCCATAAACGCCAGAAGACACGTTGTGGATCATGATTTGAGCGGTCGGACTGATTTCAACCGTATCTCCTGCCATTGCAATCACACTTGCTGCGCTTGCTGCAATACCGACAATCTTCACAGTCACGGTACCAGGATACGAGCGTAGAGCAGTATAGATTTCACTACCAGCATAAACATCTCCTCCACCCGAATTGATATGAACCTCAATCGGTTCACCACTTTCAGGAAGGACGACATCTTTCGGAGCAGTTGCATCCCACTCAAGCCAATCGTAAAGCCATCTGTCATTGTTTGATACAATCGTACCCTTAATCGGAATTACCTTCATCTTCTTTCTCACCTCCTTCCTCTATTTCCTCACCAATCTGATAGTTCTTAGTCATGACAGGTTTATTGCCCCAAGACACAGCCTCGAGACCTAGCTCTGCCCGAACTTCATTGATCAGCATTGCGCCAGAGGAGATTAGCTTATCAATGTTTTCAGCTAAAGCAAACTTATCCCGCTGACCTTCGCCGACAATCTCAAATGACCGCTGACCAGAATAGCCGTCACGACCGACAATGGCATGATTGAGCCCATCAGATACTTTCTTTACCAGCGATTCAAAGCAATAGCTAGTAAACATTTTCTGACTGTTGGCCAGATTTGCCATATCCCCATGCAATAGTGCCGTAGGAATACCCAGTATATCGGCAACCTCATCATCAAATTGTCTTCGGAGCTTTTTAATCTCATCAACAGACAAGTTTGATGTACCAACCGTGTTTGTCAATTCGTTGTAGTCCAGCCCGTTTTGAGCTGGAACGATGGCCACAGTTTTAGTAGTAAAGGACTTGAATAGGCCATCAGCATAGTCTTTCATCTGCTTAAGCCTTTCCTCGTTAAAGGTCCCGTTTGTTTTGGTATTGAGAATCCCCCGAATCTGATTATTACGACCCAAGGCCTCGACCAAGCGACTATGTAGTTTCTCATAGTCAGCAAATAAGTCACTGATGTATTCTTGCAGTCGATTGTTGTTGTACTGTAAGAAAATCACATCGCTCATAGCAAACTTACGCTGAAACGTATAGTCCCGAACAGATACCATTTCAAACGTATCATCATAGACCGCATATCGTTTCCGACTAAAACTATCCGCGACTAATAGCTGATCATCATCTGACAAAATGATAAGCACTTCATTTCTGGTCAATAGACGATAAATCACCTTTTGCCAAAATTCTGAAGCGGACTCATTCCGATTTGGTCGGACATTCAAAAGATAGTCCCAGTTGGAATGCTCATGTTTCCCTTGGACCATGTAGCGAAATTCAGACTTCGCAAAGATACGAGCTACAAACTCCGCCGATTTGTCAACGGCCAAGCTTTTGAGATACAAATTTCCAAAAATCCGCTCTAAATCATCAAAGTCAAAGCCAGTGATGACTTCTTTACTTGCTTTAAAAATATCAAGCCAGCCCACAATCTCCCCTCCTTTCTAAATTATTTTGCCAACCACCCACCCAAGCAATTACCGTTTCCAAAACGGTTTCTTTAGTTGATTCAGTTCTTGTCTCATTTTGCCAAATTCTGCATTTGTCACCTGCACATTTTCACCACAGATATTTTCGTGCCGTTCCTGTGCTTGACGCAATGTATTCAGTTCAGCCTTATAACCCATCAGCTTTTTATCCAAATTCACATTTTCACAACTCAGCATAAAAATTTCTGATTTCAGTTGCCGAACTTCCATCTCAAGACTCTTTTTCTTCTTAATTCGCTTGTTCATTATATTTCCTCTCATCTTTAAAATTCCCAACTACCAATCACATCAAGAAACTCACCTACATTTGTTTCTTGTACCAGTTCGCGTTTATAGAGTGCAGCAATAAAGGCATGGAAACCATCAGTCTTCCGACGCACAGGCTCTTTCTTCAAGAACCGTTTATTGCCGTCCTTATCCTCTTTGACATAAGTATTGTCCGTGTACCAAAGCATAGAGTGGTCATCTTCGAAGACAAAGCGTTCATTTGCGAAGCCATCCTCGATGAATGGCGCCACTTTCGATTGAATCGCTCCGGGGTTTCGCAGAAACTCATGCTCAAAGCCAGCCTCTTCTAATAGCGGTTTTAGCAAATCCATCCGAAAGCCATCCGCGCAGACAAGCTCGATATTATAGACCTCACTCCATTCAGTCAGCTTTGCAACCAGTAAGCGTGGATCAATACTCGGACCATCTACAATCGTAAACAAGCCTTTATCCGCCCATTCTTCGATAGGTGCCTTTAACTTAAAAGCTTTCAAAAATGCCTTGCGGGCAAATGAATGTTGCTTCCAGATGAAATCATCACCATGCTTAAATAGCAAACCAACACTCGCAAAGTCTCGGATGCTCGCATAGTCAAACCCAGCCACACAAGACCGACCCTTTAAGTCAATACCCGGAGACCGCAGACAAGCCAGCAGCTTCTCACGAGTCGTCACATCCTTTTCAAGGTCTGCTTCAGGGAGATTCATCCGTTTTGTCATAAATTCCTGACGACCAGATGGCTCCAACACAAGGTCGTCATAGTCAGCCTTAGTCCGAGCCAGCAAGCGCTTTGCATAGGGAGTATCTTCATCCAGCATTGGATTGGCTTTTGACCAGTTCTTCATGTCGTCCACTTCATCCGCACTATCTAGCTTGCAGATAAAAGGAAATAGCCGAAAATCATCAAGCTCTCCATTCAGGATTTGCATAGATTTCTCTATCATCTTGTCGTAGAAACCCTCACGGACATAGCCATTCGTCCCGTTATAGAAAGTCCGAGCATGAGCAATCTTACCAAGACCTGACCGCTGCACTTTTACAGCCTTGTCATCTTCGAACTGGTGAATCTCGTCAAATTCTAGGCATCCATCACGAGCTGAGTCCATCGTTTTCGGATTATTCGTCCGAAAAGAAAAGACCGAGTTATTCGCTCGACCTGTAATAGACATCTTCGTTAAATAGAAATGGTCCTCAAGACCACGACGCTGAACCGTCTCATAAACTTCCTCAAAAGAAACCTTCCCTTGCTTCTCAGAGTTCGCAGTAATGGTCACATCATAATCTCTGATTGGATAGATAGGGCTGATAAAAAAAGCATCCCTTGCAGACATAAAACCATTCTTACCACCCCCACGAGCCAATGTTAGTAGAAACTCATCAAACTGGGGCTCCCCGTCCTCCTTCCGAAAAAGAAAAATGAACGGAGTCAGGAAAAGCTGGTACTTAGCGAGAGGAAAGAAATTCTTTTCCGCAAACCGAATAAACTTATCAATCAAAACATTATCAAAATAAAGATCATCTCGTGGATAAATCTTATCTTTGATAATTTTAAATAGCAATTTTCTCTCGTTATTTACAATAATGTCCCCATCTTCAGCCAATTTTATATACTCATCAATCAACGGATGAGAAATCATAACAAATCACTTCCAGATGTAGTTTTCTCAACAGGAGAGTTTTCGACTTCAAAATCGAACGATCGCTCAATAGCTAATAGCTGATTACTTGTCGTGTTAATTTCCTTGATGAGAGAGTTCGCTTTTTGAAATTTTTGTTGTCCATTGTGAACAGTGATAACCAGTCCGTCTTCGTGAAGACGATCTTTCAGATCATACAGAAGCCTAACGAGATAAAGGTATCTATTCACTTTTTCATATTGAATCGCATCCTTTTTTCTCGGACTAAAATACCCAATTTTAGAAAGTAACTGATTTTCTAATTCTTTTACATTTTTTTCAGAGTATTCTTCCATTACCCCCCACCCCCTTTAAAAATTAATTAAAAATTTGGATAGTCGAGCCCATCCACCGGTTCCCAGAATGAGATTTTATTGCGATTTTTTTGACCGGGGGGTATCTTAATTTCCCCACCACTCATCCGACCGAAAATTTTTCTCTTGCAATTTTTTCGATTTTCGAAATTGGAAACGGTCGTGTCGTTTATTATGACATTCTTTGCAAAGAGTCCTGAGATTATCAAGTTCCAGAGCTAGCTCAGGATAGAACTCAAGTTCCTTGATATGGTCAACCTCTAGACTATCAATCGTGACTCTGCCTTCTTCTCTGCACCAAACGCATTCGTGATGATCTCGTTCGAGTGCTTGCTTTCGAAGGGTCCTCCATTCAATTGAGTTATAAAACTCTCTGCGTTCTTCGCGAGTAGACACATCAAACATCGTGATTAAAATACGTTGCTTTGTATCCGCATTTACTCAAAAGTTCAAGAGCTTTTGAGACCTGTTCCATTGATACGAGACTTTTTAGCGAGGCATTTTGTAATCTTCGGACGTTTTCTTTGTTTAGAGTTGTAAAAAATAAATGATCCTCTTTATTTTTTTCTTTGGTTGTTTTATTTGCATTTAATTTGCATAAAAACTTTTTTAAAAAACTTATCATTCTTTAACAAACCCCTTTATTTTTATAGTTCTAATTCATTGTTTTACATATTCTAGTGAACTCGCAACATACGAAATAATTCAGAATTATCAAGTATTCTTCTTGTGTACCTATTTTCAATTCATCGTTTCCTCAAAACTGTGAATTAGATAAAAAATTAAAAAATTAAAAGCCCTGAAACTTTGTCATAGCTCTGTCTTGTGAATCTTGATTTTTTCCAATATAACGTAGTGAAATACTTTGAGTTGAGTGATTTAGTAAATCCATTATTAAGGCCACATCTTTAGTTTGCTCATACATGAATAGACCAAACGTCTTTCGCATTGAATGAGTCGCTATATTTTCCAAGCCAACTTCTTCGGCTGCTCGTTTAATAATTTTGTAGGCTGTGTTCGGTTTGATATGCTGGTGTTTTCCGTTGCGACTTGGAAAAAGATAATCCTCATCTTTTTTATCCTCAATGTACTTACGCATTGCAACTTTAAATTTTTTAGGCATCTTCCTTTTGGTTGACTTGTCAGTCTTTCCATCTACAATCTGGACATGCCAGCCTTTGACATTTTTGACTTTAAGCTTGACAATATCACCAATCCGAAAACCTAGATTAACCCCTGATAAAAAAAGCATGAGGTTGCGTTGACGATCTGATTCCTTGACTGCACTATGTAGTGTCAGCCATTCCATCATAAGCTGCACATCATCTCGATTTCTAATTGGCTCTACGGCTACCACATATCATCACCACCTTTCTTTTTGTAAATAAAAAGAACGCATTTTTGCGCTCTTTTAGGAGAATTATGAAAAACGTCAGTACTGCAAATATTTAGTATTCGCATGCTACAATATTATCATTAAAAATGTGACACAAGAAGCGTTTTTTGTGTCACATTTATTTTTTATTGTAATTGAGCAAATTTTTCTAGGATAACTCTGCGCTTTCGATAAATGGTTTTTCTGCTAAAATGCAACTGTTCTCCGATTTCTTCCCATGTATAGTAAAAGATAGAAGTAGCATTCATCCAGCGAAGATGAAATATTTGCTTTTGTTCTTCATCAAGTTGTTTCAACAAGGTCTCGACTGTCTCTTTGAATAATTCTAAATTTCTTAATTTTACATCACTATCAAATTTTATGACTGTTGCTTCAGTTGGTCGTGAAATGCTATTGCTTCTACCACCAACTTTAGCAACTTCCTTATGAGGATATTGTAATTCCTCGCGTCTCATTGCTATTTCTCGATTTATAGAAGAATACCGAAGTAATTTATTGTCTAAAGCATTTAAATCTGTTTCTGTTATACGCACTTGTTTCTAAAGCTCCTCTCATAAATTTCAATATTCTTGCTACTAAATTTTGAAATAGTAGTTCCTGCAATCAAATCATCCCGAAAAGCAAGCGCATCTGATTTGTTTTCAAATTCCCATTCTTCAAATTGATTGACTTCTGTGCCTTTCCAGCTCGTCTGGCTGGCATATTGCCTTACCACAATTTTCCTCATATCGCGACCTATTTCTTACTTGTAATTTCAAACGGAATAATGCTTTCAGGCATATAGTTGACTTCGTATTTGTATTGGTTAACTTTTGCGCCTTCCAAATCTTCTACGACATACATATTCCAACCTGTTAAGTTGACCATATGCTTCTTGTAAACGCCTTTATCAGTCTCAACCAAAATTTCAAGACGTTTACCTCCATTTGCTTCTGTATCTACAGAAATACGACCAATCACTTCAAACTCAATCTTATCAGTCCGAGTGTTAATTACGGCCACCCTGCGAATAATGTTAAAATTATCAGCCTCTTGACTCACATTGTATGATACTTTTGTACTTTCACGGCCACAAGCACCAAGAATTAACAAAGCCCCAACTACTAAAATACTGACTACAATTTTCTTAAATTTCATATCGTTTTTCCTTTTCTATTTTTAATAAAACTTTCTTCTCTGGCTCTTCATTCCCTCGAATGAAATACCATGATCTTTATCAACACCTTTACAAATCCGATCCATAATTGCTTGTCCATAGACTTCACCAATCTGCGCACTACTCTTGAGATTGCTTGTAATAATCGTGCAATTACGGTTATCAAGTATTGAAAACAAGATTTCCTTACTCCAATCTGTAACCTTCTCAGTTCCCAAATCGTCCAGAACGAGATATGGGACTTTCGACAATCGAGCGACCCATTTTTGCTGAGTCTGGTCTGATGACCCGAAGTCACTTCTGATTCTAGCTAGCAATTCAGGTATTTTGATAAACATTGCATGTTTCTTAGTTTTATCAGAAACCTGCTTAATGATTCCATAGGCTAGATGACTCTTACCAACTCCTGCAGGACCAAGAAACAGAACATTATTTGTATCTCCAGAAACATAACCATCTGCTATCCTAATAGCAGCATTAAGCTTGTCCTTCTGACTCTGGTCTGTAACCTGGTAGTTGCCAAGTGTCGCCTGCTTTAACTCTGCATTGACGATTGATGAGTTAAATAGCACATCAATTCGCTTTGCTTCCAACCGCTTTGCTTCCTGCTCCCAGAATTCATCTTGAAGTTTTTGCTCATCTTTCTCAATCAGTTCTTTAGCACAAGCAAAACAAACTTTTATGTCAACACCTTTAATGACAAACATTTGTTCTCCATGCTTCGAACAAACCTGATCACACGAAGTCAAGTTTTTTTCAACATAATTATATAAACTCATGCGCTTCCTCCAGACCTACTACAATCCATCATGAATGCTAACTTCCCAAGCACCGCACGAGGATTAGGATGATTTATCATCATATCTTTCTGCATTTCTCCTAGTGGATAAAATTGCTTTTCGAAAGCTTCAATCACTTCTAGTAAACTAACCATTCTATCACCTCAAATTCCAATATCATTATCTGGCAAAACCTGTGCTTGTTTCATCGGTCTTTCATTTAGATAGCCTTCAAACTTCGTTCCAAACAAGGTCTCAGGTCTAAGATACTTGCTCATGTTTGTATTGTGAATCCACTGACCAACCTTTAAATCAATCACTTGTTTAAAATCTTCTAAAGTATATCCCTCTTTTAATCGCGATTTCACAAAATTGATATTCTTTTCAACAAATTTAAATGATTTCCCTGTTTTTTGATTTAGATAAGCTATTGGAATCCTAAAAATATAATTTTTAGGTTGCCCTTTTCTGACCTCTAAAGTAGCATTTTCATTTAACCAATCAGGTAAAGTAATTTTTTCTACTTGCTCTATATTATGTTTCTTTAATTCTTTTTCTTCTTCTCTTTCTTTCTCTATATCTTTATCTATTGCGTTACTTTGCGTTACTGTAACGCTACATGTAACGTTACTTTCTAACAATTTCTTTTGATTTTCACGATGACGAGCGACCCTTTTTCTGGTTTGCTCTTTGATTTTTTCGATTCCTTCAATATTTTGATGCTTTTCCCAATTTGGCAAAGAAATGATTCCATCAATAATTTCAATCATTCCGTATTTTTCAAAAGTTGCCAGGGCAAATCGGACTGTATTAAGAGGTCTGCTGAATAGCGTTGACAGCATTTCATCTGTATAATGCACACGATTATTCATCATGAGTATCCCATTTCCGCCTTCACGGCCAGCCAAAGTCAGAATCTTGAACCAAATGACTAAAATGGCATCTCGTTCTGGCAATGCATCAATCAAGCGGATTTTTTCATCATCGAAAATATCTGTCGTAATCTTAATCCATTTTATTTCTGACATATTATCTCCTTACTAATGAGCATGCCACTTTCTAGCTTGTTTCCTCTTAAATGCCGTCTGTGCCATATCTTCCCAAGTTTTTACAAGCTAGGGCTTCTACTAAATTCATCTTTTGACTTTCAATCTTTTCAATCTTGACCTCATATTCTTCCATATCGTGATAACAGCGCTTGACTTCATCTTTGAGAAGTTCATATTCTTCAATCACTGATTTCATATTCTCAACGAAATCGTTGTTTTTTAAATTTTCCATATTATCTCCTTAAAATTCCAATTCATCTCGTTCTTTATAATTTTGGTACATCATCCGTATCCACATACCATCGATTTTTTCAAATTGATCAAGAGTAAGATAATAAATCTGTTGCTCGAACCAGTAAGCGAAATCTTCGAAATTATCAATCACAACGAAATTATCATATATTTCAACGTAGTAATCATTTCCGTAAAAATTCCCGGAAATCGAATAAACATAATAGTAGTCTCTATGCTGACTTTCTTGTCTGTAGATCTTTAGTTTCATTTTAACTCCTTTGCAATAGCAGCAATAACATTCACGGTCACGCTATTCCCTGCTTGTTTGTAAAGTTGACTATTGCTATTGACCTCTTGCGCTTTATCAAAGGCCCAGTCTGGGAATCCTTGCAGTCTCCAGCATTCACGAGGTGTTAGCTTTCTGATTCTGAAATCAGGCTCAACTACTCCTTGACTCTCTCCAGTTAAGAGAGTATTTGCGATTTGTTTTCCAACTCGCCCTCTGCGTGTTTTAGAGTTTGGATGTGACAAGTTCACGCTATCCCCAACCTCTGCTTCTGCATAACCTTGAGAGGTTGCCTCTTTAATTCTTATCTTCTTCTGTTCACTTTCAATAATGTACGATCCATTAGATTGCGCTGCTCCGTATCTTGCGGTAAGGGTATTTGTTGATTGTTGTGGTAAGCTATCAATTTCTGCGACACCTGATTCGAAAGGAAAAATTCTTCTGGTACGTTCTCCTCTAAGATGTCCGATAATGAACACACGCTCCCGATTTTGGGGGACTCCAAAATTCTTGCTGTTAAGCACTTGCCATTCCACATTGTACCCCAGTTCATCCAAGGCTCCGAGGATGGCCTCGAATGTAGCTCCTCCGTCATGATTGAGGAGCCCTTTGACATTCTCAAGGAATAGATATTTAGGTCTGAGAATAGATGCGAACCTAGCAATCTCAAAGAACAAAGTTCCTCGTGTATCTTCAAAACCTCGTCTGTTTCCTGCAATCGAGAAAGCCTGGCACGGAAATCCTCCACAGATAATGTCCGCACTTCCGATTCTTCGAATAGACTCGTCTGATACTGCTGTAATGTCATGTAATTCAATTTCTCCTTCTGTATCATGTATAGCTTTGTAACTGATCCTTGCAAATTTGTCGATTTCACAAAAACCTACGCATTCATGACCAGCGGATTCCATCCCAAGGCGAAATCCACCGATTCCTGCAAATAAATCCAGAAATTTCATGCATCACCTCAAAACGGCAATCCATCATCATTGACCGCTGACATATTCGGTGCATGACCATACAAGCTATCCGTATTTGCGGCATTATCCCGCTTTTCCAGCGTCTGAAAATTATCTGCAACAACTTCTGTAACATAAACTCGCTGACCTTGTTGATTTTCATAATTACGGGTCTGAATGCGACCAGTAATCCCAATCAAAGCGCCCTTTTTAGCCCAATTAGTCAAATTCTCGGCTTTGCTACCCCAAATCACACAATTAATAAAATCTGCTTCTCTATCGCCATTCCCGTTTTTGAAATTGCGATTTACAGCCAGATTAAAACTTGCGACTGGCTGATTTTGAGGAGTATGGCGCAACTCTGCGTCTCGGGTCATTCGTCCCACAAGTACAACATTATTAATCATCCGCTACCCTCCAACATGGTTTTTGTCCGCTGTTTCTTTCAATCGTTTTGCAATCTCAGCATCTACTGACTTGATGGTCTTGTGTAGCTTGTCGACTTCTTCGCTGATTTTATTGTTGTGCTTTTGCAAAATCTCTATCTTGTGATTAAGGTTACGGTTAGCTTCTGCTTGTCGATAAAAGCCAATAACAATTCCTGCCGCAAAAGCTATAAACGCTATAGTAGCAATTGTATCCATTACTTTTTCTTTAGTCATTCCTATACCTCCACACCTAAATTCCCAAGCTCCCCTTTTAAAAACTTAATCCGCCATTTAATAGCATCTGCTATTAAATCCGACAAATGTGGATCTGCCTTTATCTCATACGACTGCATAAAAAGTCCAGTTGGGATTCTTAATATATATCTTGTCTCTATTTTAGAGATATAAAGTTTATCTCTTATTCCTTTTTCAGGGTTAAGGAAGTCTTCTAATTCCACAATTTGTCTGCGGATTTCCTCCGCTTTTTTCAAATCTTCATATTTCATTTCTTACACCTCCATCAAACCTGGATCTTCATAAATATTTCCGATAATAGTCAGTTCAATTCCAGGATAAAATGTCATAAAGTCTTCTGGATCATAAGGATACAGGAAGAATCCAGCATACCCCTCAGCTCGTTTAACCTCAAAAAACGTTCCTTGATAATCTATTACTATATCCCCCTCGAAGATCTCTTGGCCGTTCTTATCAAACAAGCCTGTCGATTGCATTAAAATTACATCTCTAAAATCTCTCCAATACTCACCGAAGTCATCATATAGCCGTACTCCTTTTGTGTCTATATAAATTCTATCGACTATTGACATTCTCTTTCGCCAGTCATCCCACGCCCTAAATCTTGTAATCATCTTGCACCTCCCATGAAATTATTAACAATATTTTGCTGTTCGTTGAAATTATTAACAACATTTTGCTGTTCGGTATTAATTATTTTATTTTTATAATTCAATGTCGGATTCATGACATCATTTATCACAGCAGGCTTCAAAATGATTTTATTTGTTTTTAAAAATATTTTACCGTTGATTTTTATTTCCACATCATATCCATTGGCGATATGTTCAAGGTCGTTTTTAGATAAATATATTTCAAACCTACTCATTCTATAACCTCCTCAAAGTGCCCATCTATTTTTGGACTTATTCTTTTTAAAAATGGGGTTCTTCTTTTCTTTTTTCTTCTGCTTGTGATATTCACTGTCTTTACTAAAAATAATATCTTCATCTTCAATCAGCTCAGGAATGAAGTATCTAGTTGGGTATCGTTCAGGTCGTTTCATTTCTTACACCTCCATCAAACCCGGATCTTCATAAATATTTCCGATAATAGTCAGTTCAATTTCAGGATAAAATGTCATAAAGTCTTCTGGATCATAAGGATATAGGAAGAATCCAGCATCCCCCTCAGCTCGTTTAACTTCAAAAAACGTTCCTTGATAATCTATTACTATATCCCCCTCGAAAATATCGACACCATTTAGGTCTTTGAGTCCTGTTGATTGCATGAGATGAAGGTCGTTATTTACTAGCCATTCGCCGACGTCAAAATCTTCGTCATGTATCCAAATATCACCGCCCCCGACCATCACTTCATCCGGTTGATACATGCGACATAACGAGCCGCCATCCCACGCTCTAAATTTTGGTATCATCTTGCATCTCCTCCTTCACAGAACTTCTGTTTATCATGTTACCACCTCACATATAAGTATTTTGTATCAATATCTTGCTCTAGGATACAATCTCTCAATGATTTCAATGCTTCTAACGCACTGCTGGTAGTTCCCCATTTGTTTTTAGGTTCATACTGCACATACTTTTCCGAGTTCTGTTCTAGTTCGAAGATGCCACGTTGAATATTTTCAAAAATCTGAGCGACATTGTAGGTCGTTCCTTGTTTAAAATCCCAATCCATAGCAACCCTGAACATTTTTCCAAGATTGTAAGTCGGAGAACTATTTTTAGGTTCATCTATGCAAATATAATCTCCATTTTCTATCTTTGCTAAAATTTCTAAATCATAACTCATTCTTCCACCTCCTTTTTCAGTTTGACAGCAATCTCTAAGTAAAAGTCTTGATCAGGTATCTCCAACTCTACCGTCGTAGTTTTACCATCAGAAGCAACGATAAGTTCGCCTATTGCTAAAATTAAGTCTCCGATTTTGCTATTTAGTGTTAATCCCATCATTCTACCTCCTCAAACAAACATACTAGCAAGTAAGAGCAGTCCTGCATATATAATAACGCTCACGAGACCACGACAAACGGTTTTTAAAGAATCTTCTTTGTAATCTTCTTTTTTTAGTTTTTCTTTTGGAAGAATATACGTCAACAATACATCTAATCCAAACGCTTGCCAAAATGAAATCTTATTAACATCAATTATCGTTACCATGATTTCGTTCCACCCAAATTGAACAACTAACGTTGATGCAATGATGCCAATGACTGCTAAAATTGCAGTAGCTAATTTCTTCATTCTTCCACCTCCTCAATCTCAATACCTGGGCAATCAAACACCCAGCCGAACCCAGCATCTTCAAGCTCTTTGCGGGTGTGGTATGTTCTTGTATCTACATCATTCACATAGATAAATAAGCTTCCAAAATACCAATGTTTTTGGTTCTTATTGTATTTTAAATAACTATTATGCCCTTCAATACCTTTCATCTTAACTACATACCGCTTCTCCCGCTCGATCTCGTAGCCGAAAATCCAAGCGCGAGCGAAAACTTCTTCATTGCTTTCTAGCCAATCAGCACATTCTTTGAAGTTATAGCAATAATCCATCGCATGGAATAATCCATATCCGTCTGTTGCCTTACAATATTTAATTTTTTCATCAATAAACTGCGGAACTACGACTTTTTGCGGTTCTTCTAATTGTTCCAAATCTCTTAAAAAACATTGACGAGCTATTTCTGCCCCATTTGCATTCCAAATGCCATCTAAGCTTTCATATTTTTTAATCAATTCCTGCGTATTCATTTTTTTATTCTCCTTGCCCGTCAAAAAACTTTTCAAAATCAAGCCAATCGTCTTTGATAAGATTGCCAATTTTTGTAACCTTGTCGCCCCAACCTTGCATCTCGATTCGGACATATTTTCCGGCCAATTCTTCCCACGATTTGACACCTACTACTTCCAAAATTCTGACAATCAATTCAAAACCTTCTTGTGTAGCAACTCTTCTTTTCTTTTTTTCTTCGTATCCATCCAATGCGCGGCCACCTAATCCTACCCCGAAACCGTCGCCGCTCAAATATAAATAACAAGTCAAGATTCCATGTTCTTCTCTTCCGAGAAAAGTCTCTTCAATTTTAGCGTTAACTATTTTGTTCATTTTCCATCTCCTCAATCAACCAATCCAGATTTTTTCTGGCTTTCTTCAAATCTTCCAGTCCATTCTTGCCTTGGAATCGCAATAGATACTTAATCGCATTACCCCAGTAAAAGCCTTGTACTGCTGTCAATTTTCCTGCGAAATTACGGACAACCTCAATCGCTTCAAGACCGAACTTACCTTGATAATGTTTAGGCTTGTCTATTTTATCTTCATGCACTACGTCATATAGTATCTGTTCGTATGATTTTTCTTTCATTTCTCAACCTCTATTTCTGTTAGCATTGGTTTTATTATCTATCTACTGCGAAATTGTACATTAACAAGTAATCATCTAAAACCTTGTGACATCTTGTGATGAAAGACTTTAGGTCAATATCTGCATTAAAATACTGAATCAATATCAATTGACTAGCTAGATGTTTTTCAAGGTGATTAATTGCCATTTGGTCTAGTTCTGCATTTACTTGATCAATGTCTATTTCTTCTTTCTCTACAGGTTTATTTGGAACTACCCATCTAAAATCCGAATCTAATGTATCAGATTCTTGATATTCAATACTTCGGGTCTTGCAGTCATAAATCTCTTTTGAAATTTCGGGATTGCTTTTCTCTTTGTCAATAACCAAGAAAATCACGTTGATAGATGTATCTTCAAATCCGTTTTGAATTACATTCAATTCAACAAGGTTGTTCCCTACTAGCTCTCTCATTTTCTTTTCAGATTGACGGTAAGCTATGCCAGGAAACATGATATAGAATCCGTATCGTTTCGTATAAGTCAGCGACTTCAACAGAAAAATATCATCAACAACACCTGATTTCTTCCACGGATACAATTCTTGAATCGACTTTTTGTCTTCTTCTGGTAAATCTTTCAATTTTAGAGAATAAGGTGGATTCATTGCGATTGCATCTACTTGTACATCTGATTGATAAGTAAAAAAGCTCTGGTTATTCACGACTGCACGAGGAAAATTTGTTTTTAGTGCTTCACAACTTTCCCGCTGAATCTCTACTGCATGAAAATCAGTCATACTGATAAATTGCTCCAATTGACCAGAACCCGCAGCGCCATCAAAAACAAAAATATTTTCACCGCAATATCGTTTCACTTTTTGAGCTAAATACTCACGCAATGCTTTACCTGTTACATACTCAGCAAATTTATTAGCTTTTTCACGATTATTGTGTTCTACAAATGCCACAATCTCACCTCGTCTCTATACACACGTTTGTAATTAGTTTTTGTAATTTCATGTTTTTCTAATTTCTATCCACGACATCCGCTGAGATCCTCTTCATCCCAATTTCGCATAGTAAATGTCCGATTTTTTCGCTCTGCTTCCATTCGCAAAGCCGCCTGACGTACAGCATGCTCCTGCGCAGCTAACACATACATAGCTTGCAAATCCAACAATTCATCCTCTTTACGCTTCTTTTCAGCCTTTCGCCATTCTAGATACTGACAAAAAGCTCCCAAAACGAAGAAGATTCCTAGCATGAATACTCCACCTAAAATCTCACTCATTTCCTAATCCCATTTCCTTTCTTAAAGCCTTGTTACCCTCTTCAAGGTAAGCAATCCTCACAGCATTATTGCGCATGCTATTACGATTATTGATTACTTGAGACCGAAGATCTTTGATTTGATGCTCTCTACTAATTCCTGTTGTTACCAAAACAACGACCACAGCAACTAAGCATATACAAAGTCCAAAAACCAGCGTTTTCAAATCAGCTACAGTACCTTGCAAATAACGATTTTCATTTTTCAAAAATTGTATCTCTTCTTTGATACTCATAATCTATCTCCCTGATATTCGATGGCTAAATGATGTAGCTCGTCTTCCAATTCTTCGCTAGATAACTTCATCAATCGAAACTTCTCCAACGCTTGAAGTGGCCGATTAGCCTCTTCCCAATCCAATATTAATCTTACTTTTTTAAAAACTTCCATAAATTATTTCTTTACCTCTGATTTCATTTTGATTATTTTTGCCATTTCTTTTTTCCAACCTAACGAACCTCTATACTGCAAATAAGCATCGAATCCTTTGATAGTCACAAGTGCACCACCATCTCTTAAATGTCTTTGCTGACTAGGTAATTTTTGCATTTCACGTCGACGCTCTGTAGCTTGCCGCTTACTGTAACCAAAAATATGACCTAGTTCCTCGTCGTTAGCGGATATTTTTTCGATAATGACATCATTAATTCGGATAATTTCAACAGTATCCATGTTCATCACCGCCGTTTTGTGTTATAATTGAGTTGTAAGTTTTATTACGTGCCTGATTGCCGTCAGGCTTTTTTGTTTGCGACCAATATTCAGTCAGATTTACTGCCATCATAGCAGCCAGATTTTTTTGCTCAGTTAAAATCTGGCGTTTGTAAGGCGCAAGACCAGCATTGCGCTCTTCTTCCGTCTTTGGTAAATAATAGCCGTTTGGCTTAAATTTCTTTGCCACAATCGGATGATGGAAATTGACTCTCAAGCTCTCAATTACTTCTTCTAGCTTTCGTTTAGATAAGCCTGTAAGATTTCTTAGCTCACTTGCTTGGATAGGCAAATCAAAGCTAGCACTATTTTTGACAGCGTTGAGAACCTTTGCTTCTACCGCAGTCATATCTCTACTAATTGTCATAGAACCTCCCTAATCCACGACTTTATCACCAATGCAAAACTTCTCCGCTTTTACATCAACTTCTTTGATTTCAGCATTTTCTGTAAAGTATCGCACAGCCATACTGACTACACGACTAATCTTTAAGTCGTGCTCACTCGCAAAAGCAACTGCGGCCTCATACGCATCACCATCAATACGAGTAACTTTTTCTGCAACATTATTCATCTACTTTTCCTCACTATCTTCAATCTCTAAAATCTTAGAGATTTTATTTTTTAATTTACGGCTTCCTTTACCGTACTTAAAGAGCTCTGAGATAGTCGCTTTCACAACACCCGCAGCATCAGCAAGCTGGGTTTGAGTCCAGCCTAAGTTGTATAGTCGCTCTTTCGCAAGAGCAACCCATAGTTTTTGTTGTTGACTCATCTTTTTCCTTTCTAAATTTGGTATAATTGGCTTATCTTTAATAAAGGAGAGTACTTCTATGTCTTTTATTACTAACGAAAATGTCCAAATCTGGACGCTATATGCTACTGTTGCCATATCTATCATCGGTTTCTTTTTTAATATTTTATCTCTCTGGCAAACCAGAAAAGCAACTGAAGATATGGCTAAACCTTATATCAATGTTTATGTTGATGCCTATGCTGTAAAATCTCAACAACGAGTTTATGTTTTTAAAAACTTTGGTCAAACACCGGCTTATATCCAAAATATTGAGATTGACGGTGAATTGGACGAGCTTAATAGCAAACATCGTTTTCAATCACTGATTGGAAATATGATTGCACCAGGCCAAAAGTTGACATCATCTATACACCCAAATTATAAAGGGAGTATTGTATTGAAAATCACATACGCAGATAGCAAGAAGCGCAGCTATACTGAGCAATTCATTTTGGATGCTAGACTAGCAGCTGACATGCTTTATACCATCAATGAATCAAATAAATCCGATGAAGTGCCAACTGCCATCCGTCAATCAATAATGGCATTGCTACGTGATTTACGTTAGTTAATAATGTAAGCTTCATTGATATATATATCAATTTTGATATCTTCCTTTTCGTTTGCACTGGCAAGGATTTTATTTTTCATCTCAATGCCTTCTTCTATACTTTTGGTATAGATTGTATAAGATACGTTCCTTTCCATCCTCCCTCCTCCTTTCTTTTTTCTCTCTCTTTTCTGCTATAATGTAAGCAGAAAGGAGGTGAATATTATGAATCTAAATCAAATTAGGATATTAGAAGCTAGCTATGTATATCTTATTTCTAAGACTCATTCAAAAGTTAAAGAAATTTTAAACTCTGAAAGTCTCATTTTCAGCTATGAAAATAAATTGTATAAATTCAAAACATATCAAGCAAAGTCGAGTGATTATGGTTTTATTGACTATAGCCTTGGTAATTTTGAACTAAATCATGAATACCATGAAATACATACTTATGACTTATATAAATCTTTTAATCTCAAAGGTAATGAAGCGAGCGTTTTGAGCGAACTTTCAGATACTGATATTGTTCGTTCTCAAATTTTTAAACTTTTAAATCAGATTGATTTCGCTTATTTGGAAGAACGATATCCAGAAATGAAGACTGATAGCTATGCTTACGATGTATACATTTTGGAAGTTGATAAATTCTTCCCAGTTTACAAATTTCCAGAATTGGCATCATTCGACCTTGTCGGCATTGCTTGACATAGCTTGGCTTTCAATTTCACCTTCGAAGTGAAATAATTCCAGCTCATGAGCTATTTCGTTTAGCTCGTGGGCTTTTTGATTGAATTTTTCAACCAATGAACGAAACTCAGCTGCATTTGATATTTTTACAGTTACTTTTACTTTATTTAATTCCATCTTCCCTCCTCCTTTCTCTTCTTTGTTTAATCCGTTAAACAAATATTTTAAAAAAAATCTTTTACCTGCTTATTGAAAACCACCGCTAATTTTTGAAGCGTTCGAATCTTGACTGTTGACGACTGACCTGATTCAATCAGATGTATTGTTGTTCGAGAAACATTTGACTTCTCTGCGAGTTCCTCTTGAGACATTTTTTCTGCCTCACGCCATTTTTTTAAACGTTCTCCTTGCACGTTCCTACCTCCTTTCATTTTCTCTTTATCCCTCACGATTCTGCTATAATAAAGCTAGATTTGCGGCTAAAATAAAGTCTGTTATTCCTTTTGTTTAACTCTATCAGCCAATGCTTTTCTTTTTAAACCGTTAAGACCAAAAGGGTCTTCTTTGATATCCAAGCAAGTTTTTTCTATTACTTCAGCTTGATTAAGAAGGATCTTTCTGTCTTTATTTCTTGCCTTGAGTTCTGCGTCAATGGACTCAAGGCTTTTGGCTATACGTTCAAGAATTTCTTTAACCATCTTCCTCTCCTTTCTATTTTTTCTTTTTCTTGCTCTTTCGAGCAATAACTAGGAGGGGAATCGCACCCCTCTACGCTATCCTAGCTTCTTTCGTTTCTTTAACCTTTTCAATAACCAAGATTGTAAGAGCTATTTCTTGAAAATCTTTGTCGTCAAATCCGATAACGTCACCGTAAACTCTGATGGCTGTTAGTAATGTATTGTACAGTGCGTACATATCATCTACTGATAGTTTTTCACGATCAAGGATTTCTCCGAGCTTTAAAGAACGTTCTCTCCGGTTCTTAACTTGTAAGATTTCTTTTGCAAGTGTGATTTGTTCCTGTGTTGTTATCCCTTTGTTCATGCTATTTTTCTCCTGCTTATTTTTGTTATTTCCTTAAGCTCGATTATAGTTTAACACGTTAAACATAAAATGTCAAGCGTGTTAAACAAGAAAATTTACTTTTTTTATTCTATGATGTATAATAAATTAAACAATATATAGAAAGGAGTTTTTAAATGAAATTAGGTGAACTACTAAAATTGTATAGAACTGAGCATAAATTGTCTATGGATGCTTTTTGTGAATTGTCTAATTTAACAAAGGGTTACATTTCTATGCTTGAAAAAAATGAACACCCAAAATCCAAAAAACCCATTGTCCCTTCATATGAAACAATAGAAAAAATTGCTAAAGGTATGCATATATCTGTTGAAAGTTTAATTGATATTCTTGATGACGATCAAGAAATTCAAATTAACGCTACTCCCTCTGCTCTTTCAAAATCCCAAATCCAAACCATCTACGACCAATTGCATCAGTCAAGGCAGGAGAAAGTGCTGACCTATGCAGAAAGACAACTGAATGAGCAGGAGAACGAAGAAGAAACGAAGATAAATAAAGTATCAGAGGATGTTATTCAACTCTACAGTTACAACTACTACGACCATCCAGCTTCTGCAGGTACAGGACAGTATTTGAACGATGTACGAGTGGAGCGGATTGAGTTGCCAGTAGATATCGATGCCGACTTTGTTATTCCGATCAAAGGGGACTCCATGGAACCAGACTACCACGATGGAGACCTGGTATTCATCCAGACCAGTGTGGACTTGAACGACGGAGTTATCGGAGTTTTTAATTACAACGGCGATGCTTATATCAAGCAGCTTATTATTGATGAAAAGCAAGCTTACCTACACAGCTTGAACCCTGCATACAAGGATATTCCAATCACAGCAGAGACCGACTTCCGAATTATCGGTGAAGTCGTAGATATTTATAGGGAGGGATAACATGAGCGCAGAAAGTAGACCTATAACCAACTGTTTCCATTTTGGAAACAGTTCAAACAAAAAATCCCCACGCTGCAGACCAAAGCAAAGCGTGAGGATTAAAATTGTGTAGTAAGCAGGTATTAAAAGGCCCTTTTACTGCGCTCATTTTATCAAAAAGTGGGGTAAAAACAATGTGGATGGAAGAATTAGCTAACGGAAAATTTAAATTTTTTGAGCGATATAAAGACCCATACTCTGAAAAATTAAAAAAAGTTTCGGTGACACTTGATAAAAAAACACCTCAAGCCCGAAATCAAGCTGCTACCATACTCCAAGAAAAAATTAATGCAAAATTAAGGATAAAATACGATAACTCAGAAATAACCTTTCAAGATTTGTTTGACGAATTTGAAATTAGTTGGTCACAAGGAGTTAGAGAATCAACTATCTATTCAACTAGAAATATCAAAAAAGAGATCTTTAAAAAAATTCCACATGATTATCTGATTAAAAATATTGATAGACGACTACTTCAAAATGTTATTGATAAGTTACTCAAAGAAGGACGATCACATAATTTTACTTCGAAAATCAAAGCTAAGTTAAATCAAGTCATAAAGTATGCTGTTCGTATGGGCTATATCAATACAAACGAAATGCTTTACGTCGAAATGCCTAGAAAAGTGATAACCAAAGAGGATTTGAAAAAGAAAAATACTAAATGTCTTGATCAAACCGAGTTTAAACTTTTAATCCAAAATTTAAAAGAAGAAGCTCTCTGCGATTACAGAGTAGAAAAATATAGCAAAATTGCTAAAATCCTATATTTGACAGGAATGAGGTACGGAGAATTAGCTGGTTTGAACTACAAAAAAGATATTGATTTCAATAAAAATACAATACATATCAGACATACCTATAATTTTCGTAGTAAGGTGCGAACAGCTCCTAAAACAGCTAAATCCGATCGGATAATATCAGTGCCTAAAATTGTGATGGAATTAATACAAGAACAGATTGCTTTGAATATAAAAAATGGATTTGATAGTGATCATATCTTCATCAATACTTTAGGCTATCCAATTATCCCAACAAGAGTTATAGGTGCATTGAAAAGACATGGCAAAAAAGCAGGTATAGAAAAAAATATCACTACTCACATTTTTCGGCATTCTCATATTTCCTTATTAGCTGAACTAGGGACGCCACTTCCTGCTATTATGGATCGAGTTGGCCACTCTGATTCTAAGACTACCCTTGAAATATACTCTCATGTAACAAAGCAAATGACTTTGAACATAATTAATAAATTAGATAAATTAAAACTTTAAATCACCCTGCCCCTTTTTTGCCCCTTCCCCTCCAAGACACCAAACAAAAACCCTTTAAACCGTTGGTTTTAAAGGGTTTTTAAAACGTATAGAAAAAGAGCACACAGCCTACATCGCTTAGGGCTGCTGGATTCCTCCCCTGACCCGCTTCACGCAAAACTGTTGCTCCATGAATAGTATATCATATTTTTTTATTTTTGGCGACGATTTCTGAAAAAATCTTGCATGATTTGAGCGCACTCTTCTTGGAGAACACCTGTCTCCACTTCTACTCGATGGTTTAGACGTTCATCCGTCAAAATATCATAAAGGCTGCCAGCTGCGCCAAACTTCTGATTTGCTGCTCCGTAGACAACATGGGGAATGCGCGCTAAACCGATTGCTCCACTACACATGACACAGGGTTCAATGGTCACAAAAAGAGTCGTATCCAGCAAGCGCCAGCTATTTTCATGCCGATTCGCCTCTTCGATAGCCATTATTTCCGCATGCATGACTGCCCGTTGCAATTCCTCACGTGCATTATGCCCACGACCAATAATCTGACCATCTTTGACAATGACACATCCGATTGGAATCTCATCGTTTTCTAAAGCAATCTGAGCCTCTTTCAAAGCCTCTCGCATAAAGCATTCTTTTTCTTCTTGACTATAATCCATAGCTTTTCTTTTATCCTTCAAATTCTCTTCTGCTCTATTATAATGTTTAGAGCCAAAAAAAGCCAC